TAATGTGCTTAATGCTATAGGGTCTTTATTTGTTTATAAAAGCCCCAAGCCCGGACAAGGTTTTGCTTCCTTTTTGCGTTATTTACCAAATAGGAAATTAAGACAGTTAGCAGGAACAACAAGTCATTACGACAAGACAAGATTAATTCACATGATCTTGGCAGATAGAAATAGAGGCTAGCCGTATGGCTGGCCTTTATTATTATTGATATAATTCATGCAACTGGATCTTTTTATGTCTGCTAGTCAAAGAAAACTTAGTCCTTTAGATCGTTTAAAAAAGGCTTCTAATTTAACACCTACCAAGAAAACAGTCCAACTGAGTGATGGCACAGAGTTTGAGTTTTGGTGTACGCCTTTAACAATGGCAGAAAGAGAACAAGCTATGAAAGGTTCTAAAGACGATCCAAACACGTTTGCTCTTCGTTTGTTTGTTCGTAAAGCTATGTTTGAAGATGGGAGGAGGATGTTTGCTGCTGGTCAGATTGACGAATTAAAAAACGAAGTAACTGTTGAAATTATGGACAAATGTTTAGTTGCAATTTTGCCAGAGCAAAAGGAGGCTGACGACCTCGACCCAAAAGGCTAAAAGAAGAACTTAAAAAAGATAATTTTTTATTGCTTCAACTAGGAGTAGCTAAAGAACTTGGATATACATTGCAAGAATTAAATCAAAAAATTACACAAGAAGAGCTAGTTATGTGGTCTGTTTATTTTGATCTTTTAAATGATGAACAAGAAAAAAATAATAGAAGGGCAAAGTACCGCTAATATCTACATATAACAGAGAGCTGAAATGTGACCTCGTTAATTTCAACCGTTGGAATTAAATATGAAGACTTTGGAACGCCAGCCAAATTAAAGAAGACTGCTGAAGCTGCAAAGAAAACAGAAAAAGCTTTTGATCAATTAGCAGGAAAAGCAACAACTGGAGGCAAAAAACTAGGTTTATTTGGAAATGCAGCGTTAGGAGTTGGAGCTAAATCAAGTGTTGGAGCAGTTGGCGTTAAAGCTTTAGGTACTGCAATTAAAAGCACCTTTGCTCCTTTAATTGCATTAAGTGGTGCTGTTGCAGGACTAGGAACAGCGTTTAATACAATTAAAGAAATTGATTTTGCAAAAGCAAAACTTGATTCTTTAGGGGTATCAAGTGATGACCTTGTTAATAGATTAAAAGTAGTCAGTATTGAATTAAATGGATCTGCAAGCACAGCTCAATTAGCTGGAGCTGCTTATGACGTTGCTTCTGCTGGTTTTACTGATGCGGCAGATGCAGCCTTAATATTAAAAGCTGCAAGCCAAGGTGCTACAGGTGGTTTTAGTGACATCAACACAGTTGGAAATGCTGCTACAAGTGTTTTAAACGCATACGGAAAATCAGCAAAAGATGCTGGATTGTTAGTCGATCAATTTATACAGACTCAGAATGATGGAAAAATAATCGTTGCTGAGTACGCCGCCAATATCGGTAAGGTTGCTTCTGTCGCTGCAACAATGAAGGTTCCTATCACAGAAGTTAATGCAGCGATAGCTCAAGTTACTGCTTCTGGTGTAAAAGCTGAAGTTGCTTTTACTGGAATGAAGACGGCTCTTTTACGATTAGGCGGAGAAGCTGGTGGCAAAAAGTTAGCAGCATTAGGCATTGATATAAATGCAACAACTCTTGCTTCTGAAGGGTTATTTGCCAACTTGAAAAAGCTTGAAGGTTTAGACATTAAGTCTCTTGAATCAATATTTGGTCAGGAAGCTATTCAGGTAATGGCTCCTATTTTAAATAATTTAGAAAAATATGAACAACTTTTAAAAAATCAAGAACAAGCTGCTGGAGCTGCTGCTGATGCACAATTCAAAGCAGCCGACACAATCCAAGGAGCATGGAATAAGGTTGTTAGCAGTTTTGCTAATTTATTTGGAGAGCAAACAGAATTAGGCGAAGCTCTTAAATTTACCTTGTATGGGGTTTCTGCTGCTATAGATATTCTTGCTGCTGCCATAAAAATAGCATTGGCTCCTATTCGCTTGATTTTTGATTTTTTAAGAGGAGTTGGAGATGCTATCGCTGAAGCCTTTGGCATAGATCAAATTCAGTTTGTTAAAGATTTTTCAACTGCTTGGACTGAATCTTTTGCCGATCTTGAAAAAAGTTTTCAGGATGCCAGTGACTGGGCTTATGAGTGGGGTAATGGCATTGTTGTTGCGTTTGAAAACGCAATGGAACAAGTAAAAGCTATGTGGCTAAATCTTGGAGTAAACATACATAACGCAACACCTAAATGGATGAGAAAATTATTAGGAATGGACATGGAAGACAAAGAGCAAGTTTATGAAGCAGTTCTAAAAATAAAAGTTATAGGAAAAAGACCAGACGAAACAGATGGAGGTGATGGCAAAGACAAAGGCAAAAGCGATGCTGAAAAAATTGATAAAGCAAACGAAGCTACTAAAAAATGGGCCGAAACATTAAAGGAAGTAAAAACAGTTATGGCTGATGGAGTGCATGGAGCAATTATGGGTTTATTAGACGGAACAAAATCATTAAGAGAGTCATTAGCTGGAATTGCTAAGCAGATTGCAAGTATGTTTATAAAGAAAGCTGTTTTTAGTGCTTTTGGATTAGCAGAAGGTGGATATGTCCAGAACGGAATCAGACCGTTTGCTTCTGGAGGAATGGTTACAAAACCCACAATGGGGATCGTGGGAGAAGCAGGTGAGGATGAGTACGTCATTCCAGCCTCTAAGATGGCTCAGTCAATGCAACGGTATTCAGCAGGTGCCAGAGGCGAATCTGTGGTTCCTGGCACAGGTGCATCCTCATCTGGAGGAGCATCTGGTTCGTCAACAACAGTTAACTACTCTGGTCCAATATTGAACTTTAACTCTGAAGAATTTGTTCCTAAATCTGCTATAGGTCAAATTATTAACTCAGCAGCATCTAAAGGTGCAGCAGCAGGAGAAGCTAGAACAATGTCTACTCTGCGAAATAGCAGAAGCTCTAGATCAAGGATTGGAATGTAATGACTGTTGTTGCTTTAACTGCTTTTATTGAAATTCAAACTGAAAGTGGAGGTGAACCAGCTTCTTTTGTTGGTTTGAATGGTGAGAATTTAGGTTATAACAAGTTTCAAAATGGCAAACACGAAGGTATTGGAGACTATAGGTTTTTGTCTTTTATCTATCAAGGAGCTGCAATGAATCGCTCTGGTGACAACTTAGAAGCTTCTATTATCCTTGCCAATAACCCTTTAAGTATGTCGTATGTAAAAGAATTTGTAGAGAAAAAATATTATATAAAAGTTGAAACGTTTCTTTTAGATGAAAATTTTAATAAAGATGCGTCTTTAAAAAATGGAGGACGTTTAACAAGTGAATACTGGCTTGCTGCTGGCATGGGATACGACCCCCAAACAATAGAATTAGCATTGTCTTCTGCCATTGATGCTGTTGGTGCAAACGCTCCACAGCAAACATTGACAAAAGGTAGATGTTCTCGTTTGCCGTTAACAGGACAGATTCAAAATCTTTGAAGCCTTACGAATTAATTGGTCTTCCTTATCGTTTAGGTGCTGATCCTGTAAAACATGGAGCTGGTGATTGTTTATCTTTATGCAGAACAGTTTTAAAAAGTTATGGAATAAGTTCTCCTGAGCCAGAGCGTTCTTGGTATCGAAGATTAAAGAAAAAAGACTACAGTATCTTTTTTGAAGAATTAAATCGGTGGGGAGTTGAATCACCCCCTAAACTAGGAGCAATTGCATTATGTCGTAGTGAAAACGGTTCCTATGGCATGGCGGCTTACTACGAGGAAGGATGGCTGAGTTACCGAAGAACATTAGAAGACCAGGTGGTTCAATGGTCCCCGTTAGAAGCGCTTACCCTCGCAGGGTGTTACTTCCAACGGAAGCAGATATGTGTAATGTCCTCGGAATAACCGAGGCAGAATATTGGCAATTTGTTGAGCAGCTAGAAGCAAAGATAAAAGAACGACCAGAAGCTTATGACTTGATTCCTGATATTCGTTGTGATCCTGTCACTGCTTGGATTGCTAGTAATATTGTCACGATAGGAATTGCTGCTGGTGCTGCTTTTGTTTCTTATTTATTAACACCTAAACCTGAACAACCAAAAAGAGGAGCAAGTCAACGAACAGAAGATATAGCAGGTACAAAAAGATTTGCTCCACAAAGTAGTTTTAATAGCGTTCAAGAATTAGCAAATTTAGGAGATTTAATTCCTCTTGTTTTTACAAATAGAACAGGGCATAACCCGAATGGTGGAATAAGGGTTGCATCACAGATGATGTGGTCGCAGCTTGTTAGCTTGGGTCGTTTTCAGCGATTAAAAATATACGCTTTATTTTCTTTAGGTGAATTAGATGAGAAACCTGATTTTAAAGGTTATGCAATTGGTGATTTATTAATTTCTAATTATCACGCTGATAAGATTTTAAAGTCAGGAGGCAATGTTCCTTTTTCTGTCGGTCACGTTAATACAGGTCAGTATCTCATTAACCAAATTCCTGAAATAGATGCTTTTAAAATTGATAATAAAGAATACTTTTCTGGGACAAGAAACCCTACAACACAAGCAACATTTGGCTTAAGTTCGCCAATGCCAAATTGTACCTATTTCAATTTGCCTTATGAATTAGTTCGTTGGAATACAAGAAATAAATCTGAGCATCGACCTGCTAACAGGAAAATTATTCCAAAGAGAGTCAAGTTACATGGTGCTTGGCCTATGAGATGTGGTTTCGCTGATGGTGGAACTGCTGCTAAAAAAAGCGGTGATGTTGAATATGTAAAAGATGATGTTCTTAGTTATCAAGTTGTTGGTGGTGATACCAATGACCAAAGTAATGAGGGCAACTTCAATGCTTTCCAAAACCCTGCTTATAACCCGTCAAATGGTTACGCTGGTAATGGGGTAAAAGATGTAGACGCTGTTACTTCTTCTGTTCGAGAATCTGTTGATCAATACATAGCGGAAGGCGAGCAATATATGGCTGGAACTGCTTTAGTTACATGCCAGTATGAAGGAGGGCAAGATCAACATTATCCTGGGCAACCTTGGGAAGCACAAAAATCAAAGACAAGAGGTTACACGTTTAAAGTTATAGAGAAAGGACATTGCCATGTTGTCCCCGAACCAAACTTGGGACCGCATTGTAATAATCCTCATTGGAATTACGACCTTGCTAAAAGTTTTTTCTGGACAGTAAAAAATGATCATTATCCTGTTGGGCAATATTACACTCAGGTTTATGAGCCACATTCAAGATATGCTCTTCAAAAAGTAACAATAGGAACTGTTTCTGATAACAGAAAATGTGATATAACAGAGCTAGGTTTGAAATCTAAAGTATTTAAACAAATACAAACTGCAAATGTAAATAGTAAACCTAATGATGGAACAATTCAATCTATTATTAATGATAATGCAGGGATACAATTAGGCCAAGTTAGTACATATACTAAAAGGATTAGCTTTTTTAAATTACAAATAAGAAAGGCTGGCTCTACTGATGATTGGTATTGGTTAAAACCTGCTGGTGAATTTCATTCTGGCTTGTTTTGTGTTATGGGTAACACTCCTGAATTTCAATATAACTATATAAGAGTTGACCATGATTACGATCAATATGAATATAGATTTTTACCTTGGCCTGGTAATGATGTAATTAAGCATATTGAAAACGGAAATAGGATGCTGACGGCTTCTTTATTAAATGCTAATAGTGCAACAACTCAAGCATTTGTCCAGCAATATGTTGCAGGAAATTTTAACGAATATACAGTTAAATTTGCTGGTAGATTGAATTATTTATTAAGTAAAGAATCTTTAAGTAATACAGAATGGATTGTGGCTAATCCTACGAATCCTTCAAATGAAGTTCGTTATTTTTGGACACTTTCAAAAAATAGTTATTCAAGCCCTAATAATATTGAGCCAAGAGATCTAGAGACAAAATATAGTCCTGATTACAATCAAAAAATTAACGTAATTAGCAATTCTGCTCTTGGGCACAACCTTCAAGTTCGTTTAAAAGTTTGGAACCGAGATGGTCAAGTTTATGCAACATTTATGATGGAAGGAGATCCTGGCATCCATTACAGGATAGGAGACAGTATTACCATCCCTGCAACAAGTGGGATGCCTGAACAGACAATATCTTTAGATGTCCATGAAGTTCCAGTTGGTAGTGAAAGAGTAACTGGCTACTCAGATAATCTAAATCCTTATGATGCTGCTGCTGATTTTTGGAAGTTTCAATCTGATAAATCCAGCCATTTAGACGGTCCTGAACATGCGCTTGTTTATGTTAATGAGATTGTCAGAACAGAAGGTACTGACAGGGCAACTTATGAAAATTTAGCGTATGCAGGTTTAAGAGTTGATAGTTCAAAAGAGTGGACAAACTTCACTCAATTCTCTGCTTATATCCAACAAGGAATAAGAATCAAAAAACCAGGAGGAGGTACGGGGGCAACAAGTTTATTTCCTGATATTGCTTTTGCTTTGTTAACAGATAAAAGACTAGGAGCTGGAAAAGTTATTTCTGAAAAAGCAGTAAACAAAAATAATTTAGCATTAGCTTCCAAATTTTGTAAGGCTAATGGATATTTTTGGGATGGAATGGTTTCAAGTAGAGTTAATTTAAGACAGTTTATTTTTGAACAAGGTTTATATTGTTTGCTTGATTTTACAATTGTTGGAGGAGAATTTAGCCTGTATCCTGCTGTTCCTTTTAATAGCAATCATACAATTAATCATGGAGGCACACCTGAAATAAAAGCACTGTTTACTGATGGAAATATTAAAGATTTACAAGTTAAATTTCTTGCGCCTGAAGATAGACAAACGTTTAAGGCAAATGTTCTTTATCGAGAAGAAAAGTTGAATGGATTCTGTGAAACAAGATCAACAATTATTAGACTTAAAGGTCCAGAACATGAAGACGATCCAATAGAAACTTATGACATGTCAGGTTTTTGCACAACTGAGGGTCATGCCTTGGATTTTGCAAAACATATTTTAAGTATTAGAGAATATACAGATCACACTGTTAATTTTAAAACGGCTCCTCATTATGTTAATGGAGTCAAGCCTGGTGATTACATAAGAGTATTTTCAACAACAAACCATACAAGTCGATTTAATAATGGAGCGATTCTTGAGGATGGAACGGTTGTAAGTAAAGATACGATTACAGGAGCACATCATATTTATTACTGGAAACCTTCTGAACAAGAAGTAAGAGAAACTCCAACTAATCCTGAACAAAAATTAGATTTCTCTAATGCAAACGCAGTTAAAGCATACGCTGGAACGTTGTTTACTATTAAAGAAACTGAGAAGACAGATCAATGTTATAAGGTTGAGAGTATTACTTTTGGAGAAGATGGTTTAATTGATTTAGCCGCTTCTTATGTCAAGCTAACTAGCGACGGTAAACTGGCTATATTACAAGGATGGACAGATGGTTCTCGTTTTGTTATTGAGGATTGAGCATGGGTAATCCAATTCAATTTCCTGCTATCAAGCCTAGTGCTAGAAGTTTTACACCTGGAACATACCCAAGTACTGATTTTGAATCTTTAGACGGAACAAAGACACATATACGTTTTGGTAATAAAGCTATTAATGCTCAACTTTCATTGAGCTTTTCAAACATAAGTGATGGGGAAGTAGTTGACATTTTAAATAATTATCGAGACGTCAATTCAGATTGGGATCATGTCACTTTCAATATCAACTCAGCAGGATTACAAGGGTTATCGACTCTACATAGTGGTTATTTGCTTGAGTCTTGGATGCAAAACGGATCTAATGAAGCAGGGTTAAAATGGAGATATACAGGGCCGCCAACTGTTACAAGTACATTCAATGGATTGAGTAATGTTAGCTGTAGTTTTGTTGCTTGCTTGGATGCACCCATATAATAAGAACAACGTTTTAATTTAAGGTTGTGGGTTTTTATTCTGGACGTGATGGAGAACTCTACATAGCGGGTTCAGCAACCAAAGCAGCAAAGGTTCAGTCTTGGTCTTTTTCTAGTTCAATGGCTGTACTAGAAACAACTTCTCTAGGAGATACAGATAGAACGTTAAAGGCAGGGGTGAGAAGTTATTCAGGTAGTTGCCGTTTGTTTTATTACGTTGCTAATCCTGCCGCTAGTGCTCCTTCTAATTTGCAAGCAATACTGACAAATGCAGTGAAATCAGGAGGTGCAGCAGGCGATGGTGAAAATGACGCTTCTCCTGAGATTGTGTTAAAACTGCGAATGACTACGGGAGCTACAGATGTTCGAGATATTCAATTTTCTGTCTTTATTACGGGCGTTTCAATGAGTACAGC